CGGTGACCGTGATGACGGCCTCGTGCGGGAGTTTTCCGGGCGAAAGCACGACGCGCGAGATCCGCGCGCGGCCTTCCTGTCGAAGGAGGGCGAGCGCTGCGGCAGCGAAGATCCGCATGCGGCCGAGTTCGTTGTTCGGTTGGTCGAGCAGCTGGGGAACGAGCGAGCCATATTCGCGCCGCCCAATCCGCGTGCCGAGCGGGGTGCCGAGGATGTCGCCGATCGACTGCGCGAGATGATCTGCACCAGTCAGCGGCCCACCGGTGTTGCGATCCATGCCGATCATTGGGGCGGGCCTGAGATTGCGGCACCTGCCTGCACCTTCGTATGAACGTGCCCCTTGAGGCTCTTGCCACCACCGACGACATCCGCGTCGCCGGTCACGGTGCCGGTCGCGTGAATGTCGCCATCGACCGCGAGGTCGCCCTTGAACGACAGGCCACCGTCCGCATCGATCCGAATGGTCGCGCCGGCCGGCAGGATGGCCGTCAGGGTGTGGGTCCTGGGATCGTAACCGATCCGCGCGCGGTCCCGATATTCGGTCAGGGTGGAGTCGTCGTTCGCAGGGTGCGGATGCTCGTCGCTCGACAGGCTTCCGATGATGATGCCGCGCGCGGTGTCCGCCTCGGGTGCCAAGACAACGACCTGCTCGCCGATCGCGGGCGGCGACCAAATGCGTGTGGATCCGGCGCGGCTCGCAAGCCACGGAATATCGCCCGTCGTAAGATCGTCGGCGAACTGGACGCGGGCAGTGCCGGCGGCGAGATCGACCGACGCAACGGTGCCTTCGCGCGCGAGATCGCCAATGAGGCGCTGAATGTCGGCGGGATCGGCCATAACGGCGACCATGCGCGGCGCGTGCGCGGAGGCGAGGCCGCGTTCTTGTAGAAACGCATTCTACAAGAACGCGGCCCGCGACTACATGGCAACGATGGCTGTCGAGATCCGCGTTTCGTGACCACCCGGTATCGTGACGGACGCCTCGCTCGGGTTATGGAGGCTTGGCTGAATCGTTACCCACCGATCCTCAATGGTCGAATTTTCCGCCAGTACCTTGTCGTCGATCGCCAGACTGCCGCCACCCGGTTCGGTGGCATAGTTCGTCCAGAAGGCGGTCCCCAGGCGCAGGATAACGGTGCCGGACGTCATCTCGACGGAGCGCGTGACCAGTCGCTTGCCCGCCGGCAGCAATACCCTGATCGGATCGATCGCGACGCCCCCACCCTTGCCGAGTTCCTTGGCAGCGCTGAGCCGGATAATGTGGCCACCATAGCCCTGGAGGCCGAGAGCGCGGGTGAACCCCATGTGAGGATCGGCAGCCACATTGCCGGTGAGTGTCCGCGCGCTTTTCGCGTCGGCCCATACCGCGATCCAGCACGCCGTGTTGCCGGTGATCGTGCCGTTGATCCGAACGGCGACGCTGTTCCACACGTTGATCGCACCGCTGGCATTGGTCGCATTGCCCGTCGTCCAGAACGGCGTGTCGATCGTGGCGTCGATCCGGATACCGACGCAGTCTTCGATGAGGATCGGTGCGCCGGTCGTCTTTTCGAGCAGCCCCTCGAATGACACGCCGTTGCAGCGTGTGAGACGCAGGCCAATCCGCTGTGCCCACGGCATCGTCGCGGCATAGGAACCGCTGCGCGCTATGGTCATGCCGCTCATGACGACCATCTCGCAATCCTCGAGCACGACGCCGTCGAGCGTGGATTCGAAGACGGTGACGCCGATGATCGAGACGAGATTGCACTTTCGCATATAGATCGAGTTGGACTTGGCCTGGTACAGGCGGTTCATCTCGTAGCGCAGGCCATCGCACCAGTGCGCGTCGAGGATGTATTTGCAGTGGAGCGCGATGACGATGCCGTCGATCCGCGCGTCGCGGACAGTATAGCTGGACGACGCTGCGGTGCCGAACGCCAGGACGCGCTCGCAGTCCGACGCCATGATGCGCGACAAATGCGGCATCTGCGCAACGGGCTGCCCCGGCGCCGGATCTGCCGAAATCCCCTTGGCCAGTCCGAGCATACCGATGTCGATCAATTCGATCTGCGACGAGGCGGTGATGTCGAACCCGACCGTATCGTCGACGGAGCCCTGGTCCATGCCATAGCCCGATTGCTTGCCGAGCTTTGCCCTGACGGTGACGCCGACGATCGTGACGGAATTGAGTCCGCTTAGATCCCAGGCGGTCGTTCCCTTGTCGATGACGATGACCGTCCGCTCGATCGTCGGGAAAGGCGACCCGACACCTCCAGGTGCGCCGAGATACGGCTCCCACGCCGATTTGCCGCTGCCGAGGATCGTCTGACCGCTGCGAGGACGAAGCCGACCACTGCCGATATAGAACCGGCCGGTCGGGAGATTCCCGCGGGCGTCGATGCACGCCTGAAGCGCCGCGAGGTCGTTTGACAGGCCATCGCCCACCGCGCCCTTATCATAGGGGCTGATATTCTCGTTAAGCTTGTCCTCGATCGAGCGACGGCCGAACGAGATCGAGCGCGAGGTCTGGCGGACCAGCGCACCGGATGCCAACGGCACGGTATCGAGCGCGACGACCCGATCGTCATCCGCCTGACCGGTGAAATCGTCCTCGACGAAGCCATAGGTGACGGGCGGCGCGCTGCCGTTGATCAGGATCGTCGACGGGAACAGCGCCGGGTCGATCGCCTTCAACGCCGCCAGCGACGTGAACGTGTTCGCGGCCTCGCCTGTGGCGCCACGGTCCCCCTTGTACCAGTATTGCAGGTACGGCGTGATGAGATTGCGGAACGAGGCCATCGCTACGCGCTTCGTTCGGGCGCCCTGGACGACGGTGAGGAGTTCCTCGCCGTCGAGTTCATCGGCGATCGGGAGTGCGGTGATCTTTGCCATTATCGTCCTCGCGCAAACCAGCGGAAGCCGCCTGCGGCATCGACGGTCGGCGTTTTGTGGTTCTGAGCGTAAAGCGTGGCGTGGTCGATCGAGAGCGCGACCTCCTGCACCGTTGACTGACCATCATTGGTCTGCGCGGTGTTGATGACGGTTGCCCAGAGGCCTTCGCACTCGTTGAGGAACGGCCACGGAAAGTTCAGCGTGAAGGTGGACTCGGTTCCCGGTAGTCCGGAAACGCCGCTCATCTCGATCAGGCCATCCGAATAGCGGCGGTAGCGGTTCACGCCATCCGTCTGCTGCTCGACCAGGAAGATGAAACCGGCCTGTTTCAAGCCGGCCGCGGTGGCAACGTAATCCGGTGCGGCACCGAAGCGCAGCTGTTCGGCGTTGGCGGCATCGACGGTGAGCGTCCGACTGGCAGTAAGATCACCGCCGCCTTTCACGAGCCCCGCTCCGTCGATCCTCCGCGACATGATTGACGCCAGGACGTCGGATACCGCGTTCCGAAGACTCTTGAGCATGGCCGCGACGACCCACCCCGTCGTCACGCGCGTCGCGTCCCCGGCTTCCGCCTCCTCGATCGTTGCAAGTTCGACGACCCCGCGTGTCACTTCGGTCGCTGGCGGGATCAGGAAGTTGGTGTCGCCAAACGTCAACGCGTCGATATCCGGTGTGGTGAACGCGATATCGAGCGCCAGGTGAAGCGTCGTCAGCGTCGATTTCTCGAAGATCGGATCGGGCTGGCCGTAGACCGCGAACAACGTGCCATCGGCAAGGAAGAGGCCGATGCCGCGCACGCTGTATCCGACGGCATCGGTATCGCGGATTACCATGTGGACGATATTGTTGCCGACCGCCTCGCCGGAGATCGTCTGGATGCGCCGGAACTCACCCGGCAGGGCATCGAGCGTCGGCGCAATGACGAACTCCGCATCGGTTAGACCGACGCTGGAGATCTGCAACTCGATACCCTCGCCGACCTGCGCCGCGGTGAACCGCTCGCGCCCGGCGTTGGTCATCGTGATGGTGAGTGCTGCGGTCATGGGGTGGTATCCAGAAAGGCGCCGGTCGCGGGATCTTGCAGCGGCTCGCCGTCTTCGGTCTGAAGATAGCCGTCCCATTCCGGCGAGGTGTCGATGACCAGTGTTGGTTCGATCCGCAGGAGTGCTGCGACGCGCGCGGTGACCAGCGTTCCGATCGCAGCCTCCAGCGGCAGCCGCTGCACCAACGTGAAATGTTCACGCAGTGGCTTGGCGCGCCCGACCTCGCGAACGATCCGCTCGGCAAAGACCGCGGTCACGCGCGTACCCGACGCCGCACCATCCGTGCCTATTATCGGCAAATGCACTTCGAAAGTGTTGGCCGGCGCGCGCGGGGACGCCTCATGCCATTCGACGATGCTGGCCAGTTCGTCGAACCGGGCAAGCACGGCCTCGACCGACATCCGCGTGCCCTTGATCCGGTGCAGCGCGATCGAGCGCGCGACCGCATCGCGCTTGGTCGCCTCGGACCATTCGGGATCCCACGAATCCACCGACAGCGCCCAAGCTAGGAACGGCAAATCGCCAAGCGGCATGGTGGCCGGATCCCATAGCGCGGCGATCGGCGCGTCGATGTCTGCCAAGCGCGCGGTTCCAGCCTCGAGCGCGCGTTCGAGCGGCATCGCGTTCGGGGGCAGCAGGCTAGGAGGCATAGCCGCCATGCGTGATCGCGATGCCGGTGCAATTTGCGGCTTCGGTCAGATCGCAGTCGATGTCCGCGATCGGAGCCGGCAGGTTGACCTTGTGGACGCCCTCGACTGTCAGGGCGGCGGTAATCCCCGACGTGGTGATCGTGCGGCCGAGCTTGCGGTTGAACGCGAGATAGGCGTCCAGTCTCGTACGTGCGGCTGCGAGGACCAAGTTGATGTCGGGGCCGTCGAACGTGATCAGGCTGGCGGTAATCGCAAAGCCGATGATCGTGGCGGATGCGACGGTGACAAGATCGCCGAGCGGGCGAATGGCGGGATCGGTTACTATCGCGGCGACCGATGCAAGCAGCGCAGCCGGCGCGGTGCCGTTACCGGTCGCCGACAGGACCGATACGAGGACCTCGCCAGGCGCCGGCGACGTGGCACTGGCGTCGAGGACATCGGCGCTCGCGTCCTTTGCGTGCTTTACATAGGCGAGTTCGGGGCCGGCGACCGAGAAGCCTTCCGGCGCAAGCACGATGCGCTGCCGATAGGTATCGTCGTCCTCGTAGATCGCCTCGGCACCCGTCGCGGCATCGCCCGGCGTGACGACCAGGCGGGCGACACCGACGAGCGCGCCGAGGTGATCCAGCCGGGCGTCCGTAGCGAACGCGACCATGAGCTGTTTTCCGCCGTCCTGAAACGCCTGCCGGATCAACAGCTCGCGGTAAGCGGCGGTTTGCAGCACCTTGACCGCCGGGTCGCTGTCGACGGTCGCGTCGAAGTTCGGCAGCAACGCCTGCACCTGGGCAACCATTTCTGCAACGATCGTCTCGAACGTCTTTTGTTCGACGATGACGGGTGCGGGCAAGCGCGACAGGTCGACGGTCGTGGAGTTAGAAGTGGCGGCCATGGTCGGGCCATGTCGTCGTGCGCGCGACGCCATGGCTACGGCCCGCTCTTGTAGAAAAGCATTCTACAAGATCAGCGTGGCGCCGCCTGCGCGAGAATCAGGTCGAGGATCCGCTGTCGTTCTGGTTCCGTGAGGCCTAGCAGCACGCGCCGGGCGTAGCGCACCTTCGGCTGACCAGGCGCCGGGGCGTCCGATAGGCCGGCTTGGTGGATGCTGGCGATCTGCGATGCGCGCCCGCCGAAGCCGACCCATATCTCATCGCCGTTGCCGCCAGCCTTCAGGCTTTTGGCCATACGCAGTTTGCGGAACATCTTCTGCTGGCGCAGCTTCCCCTTCTTCCTCCCCCGATCGGGCTTGGGACGTCGCGGGGCGAACGCCGCCCCTTCCGGATCGCGCTGGGCGGCGATGCGATCGGACTGGCTCTTGCGGATCTCGCGGCCGATTGCGCGCATAAGCCGCGCGCGCTCGGGTGCGGCGGTGCGCAGTAGCAGATCGCGGCAGAACTGTTCGATCGGTTCGAAGTCGGTCATCGCGTGACAATCTCGATACTGCCGGCTGCGTCATCGATCAGCCCGGCCCACAGGGCGGTACCGGTCGGAACGCCGGCAAACTGATCGAGCAGAACGGGCTCGGGCAGATGCGAGACCTTCAGGCCCCTCGCATGCTGTTCGACGCGCACCAGCTCGGTCAGCTCGAGCGTGATCGTAATGTCGCACGTCTCGGCATCGAGCAGCTCACTTTCGAAGGTAAACGGCTTACGCTCGCCTTTCTCGAACAGGTCGGGCTGGTTGGCAGCGATCCATGCCAGGATCGGCACCAACAAAGTGTCGACACTCCCGGCATGGTCTTGCACCCAGATCGAAGCCGTGTAGGAATATTCGAACGACAGCGAGCCGGCGCGCACCGCGACGTCCCCCTTATCGACAAAAATCTCCATCTTCTCCGGGCTGTTCCTGATTGTGGGAACAGATGCGATCAGGTGCGCGCGTAAGGTCACGAGCTTTTTCATTGGATCGGCTTTCCCGGGACTGGGCAGCTGTCTGCCGCCAGCCAGTTGACCAGCCGGTCTTTGCCATCGGCGTTCGTGCGGAAGGCGCGGGCCATGCGGATGATGCCGGCGCGGATGGCCGTCGGGATCTGCGCGATCAGCGACGCATCTTCGGGCAGGCCGGCGGGGCGCTCTGCACACATCATCAGGTCGGCAGGTGGCAGCGGCCGTTCGATCGCAACGGCGACCGGTACCGCAACCGGCGGATCAGCGGGTCGGTGGGCGCAGGCCGGCAACGCCGTTGACAGCAGCAAGCCACTCACGATCGACAAGGTTGCGGCGTTCGGCTTCGGCATCTGCGGTCTCCATGCGGATGGCCGCGGCGCTGGCGGCTTCGGCCGCAAGGCGCGCGGCCTGGTTGTCTTTGACGGTGCGGGCGCTGGCGTCGGCCATCGCCTTGGCGAACAGCCGCGCGGTCTGCTGGTCGGCGTCGGCGCGGAACGCGACGAGGCCGGCAATATGGCGCGCGCAGAGCACGCCGCGCGCTGCGGTGTCGGTTGCGCCCCATTCGACACCCGAGCGCGCGCAGACGATCTCGGCGCGGTGCACGGCATCGTCGCGATCGGCGCGGACCTGCTGGAAAAGGACATAGAGCCAAGCCCCCGCCCCCGCGACCGCGAGCAGGACGAGAAACGCAGCCTCGCCGCGCAGCTTCGACAGGATCGCGCGGATCATCGCGGCAGACCTTTGAGGCAAAGGTCGCGCTCCGCCTGGCGTCGACGGACGAGACCGTTCACGACCTTGCCGCCCGCCTTGTTCCACAAAAGGAAGGCGTCGCACGCCGCGCGCCACTGGCCCGCGTCGAAGCGGCGGTCGACCGTCGAGCCGCAATAGGCACCGGTGCCGATATTGTAGGCAAGGCTGATGGCTGCGGCTAGCTGGTTGGGATGGCCGCGAAGCGATGGCGTGCAGGCGAGGACCGGTTCGGCGTGCCGGATCAGCGCGGCCTCGTCGCGGGCTTCGCACCCCGCAACCGTCTCGCGCATGCCGGGCGTCACGCCGAGCGTCTCACCCCCGCAGATCGTCCAGACGCCGACGATGTCGCGGTAGGCTTCGAGCCGCGGCCTGCCGCCCGACTCCCATG